CATCCGAAGGTCAATATCGCCAGCATTCCATTCCCAGAATTTCAATTTGCCAAGTTCTTCGTTTCGTTTAATGATGAATTCGGGGATACCGGTCAAAGACACAATACTGTAAATACCTGCTCGGAGTAATACGATAATCAACCATGGGACAAGGTAGACAATTGTCAATAACTGTCGCAACCATCTTTTAACCCAAAACTCCTTTTCGAAATCTTCATGTATTCCATCAGAAAAGATATGATATCCGGTGGGAATCGCGCAAATCGCGAGGAGGACAACAAAAGCGATCGCCCACCCCCAATTATCGGGAATGACGGGTAAGGTTGCGCCGGTCTTTGTCTCTTCCTCCGGTTTTATTCTAGACAAATAATACCACCACCACAAGAGACCAAACACAAATACAACGATAAACGCCGATACACCAATCCAGCCGCCTCGCGTCGCGTTCGTATTTTGCTTGAATTGCCACACCTGAACTGACTCCGCGAATTTCAGCATCGAATCAAGACCACCCACATTCATTTCTTTCACCATCGGAAGCAATAAAATCGCACATAATGAAAGACCGACGATAACAACAATAAAAAATGCGTCGATGAGCTCTTTCACCCGTGGAAACATATCACCTGAGAATTTACCGGCGATCCAGTCGCTTGTTTTTGGCGAAGTCGTAACACGTGTAAAAAGTACACTCACCCACAAGATGATGAGAATAACCGATAAGAACGGGATAAGCGAAAACCATTTGGCGAAACGCACTTCCGTTTTTGATTCACTACTCTTGTTTTCATCAATCTCCGTTAATATTTTATCCCAATCCGTTGAAAGCATTTTATCGGCTTTAAGTTTCTTTTTTATGTCGTCATTAATATATTTAGATTTCATGAACAATCGACGGTAGCTATAAACAATAATAGAAAACACAATAATAATAATGGATACAAACGAGCTTACACCGACAACCGCTTTTACCGGCGACTTTGTTTGGTCTCCCATTTTTTGAAGTCGTTCTTTTATTGATTTATCTACTGCTGCCTCGAATTCGCCAGTATTGGCAAATGTATTTGGCGAATTTTTCTGAACTTCCTTTATCGCCTCTTGTCTCAATCGCTGATAATAAACGCTGTCTTTGTTGATTACATTAATATCCACAGTTTTATTTGCTTCTTGATCCACGAAGCCCCATGAAATCAACACAAAAATAAATAACGCAATCGGCAAAAACGCTAACGTGCCTTTGAACACTTTCAACCTTTCTGCTTGCCCGATTAATATCAAGCAAAATACAATACCGGCAATCATATAAATGATACCATGGACTAAAAACGCTTTATCCTCGTATGTCGAACCTTTTTCCTTTTGTTCGGGTGATTTTTCAAACCCGAGGCCACCCAGACTTTTAGAAAAAAAAGTAGCGCAAAGGATGATCAAACCGAAAAATAGAATCAACGCGGTTACTTTGAAGATCGGTGTAATATCCGTTAATTTCCCTTCACTTACCAAACTCCATAAACAATACCCGATTGCTATAAACACCGCGATTTGGAAAAATAAGCCGGTTCCTAACATCGCGTCGGCACTCGTATTTGCGATACTTGTTTTGTATTCATCTGACGCAAACTTATCATCTTTTAATTTACTATCTAGGTCATTCTTCATTTCACTTCCGCGCACAACCAAAGGAATACCGGCGATAATGAAGAGTATAAATAGAGGTATATTCGATGGTGTGAAGGTTTTAACGAAAGGAATTTTATCGGCGATGACTGGAATGTATTTGAACGCGATCAGTAAAAAATAGAAAAATCCGGGAATCAATAATAGCGAACCAACAGTAATGAGACCTGACGACGGGTCGTAATCGGTGCTTCTTCTAGATACATGAATACTGGAAAATCCGAGTGCGATACCGAAACCCAATACTGCGATGCCAATACCATAATAAAACTTATTGAGGCTTGAAAAATCGATAGTGTTGGCAAGCTTTGGCATAAATGCGGGAGGTATGCTACTATTTTCGAGTTCTAACATTTTTGATGGAGTAAAATAGTGAATAAATGAAACAAAAACAAATGCGATGACGAGTGTTGCGAAAACATGCCAATTATCTTTTAGTAGATCAGATGAAACGATGCTAATAAATACGATTAGAACGAGAACAATAATTGGAAGATAATCCAACAACTTTTTAATATGGAATGCTTCTTGGACCGTCTCAACCGCATTATATTCTTTTTTACCGTCTTCGCTGTCTATTTTATTTATCGTATCGGCTGCTGCCGTCGTCGCTCGCAATAAATCCATGGCGGACATTTCTTTCTTTTATATCCTATATGAACAACACCCAGTTATTATTATAGGATATAAAAATGTGATGGTCACTACGATATTACAAAAACGACATCGCGGTCTTTTTTCCATGACAGTCTCGGCATAAAGCGACTAAATTATCGATGTGGTTGGAACCGCCATGTTCTAAGGCAATCACGTGGTCCACTTCGAACCAAGCGGGAAGCTGACGCTGACAATCCCCGCATTTCCACCCCTGTTGCGCGGCGACATACTTTTTCTTCGTTTCACTAACACTACGCTTGCTAGAGTTTTTGCCGGAGTTGAGCAACCGTTTCTCAGCGGGGGTTCCGCCCCCCCACGACGGCTGTGCTATTGGTTGCGCGGTTCTTGCGCTGGGTGTTCCGACAGCACTACTCATCGCTCCGCCTATCGCTCCGCCCATCGCTCCGCCTATCGCACCACCGTCGTGGGGGGGCGGACCCCCCGCGGAACGCCCCGTCATATCAAAAAACGGCGTTATCATATCTGCGGTGCCTTTACTTATCGGCATATACTTGATGATATCGTTCGCATGAAATAACAATTGCCTAGAGTTTTCCGGATTGCGGCGTAAAAATAGGAAGAGTGAGAGACCTATAAACCCGAATGTCGCCATCTTAATCCACTTCTGATTGCTTTGAAACATTTTCAACGGCTGACCATCATAGTATGTATTCACGATAAGAACCGCTGTAATTATAAATACGATGTATTCGGTTTTTACCATTTATTCAGAGTTTCGACTTGGGTTTAATAACTTATATATAGTCTCGAATATTTCGCTATCGATTATGATAATAATACGCCGCATACCCCAAACCCGCCAATAATAACAAATAGACGAGCTTCTCTCGATACTTAAGTTCTTCTAGGATTTGGACCGACCGTGGACGATAATGTAAATAATATCTCTCGAGAGCATCATGTAGGCTCACCTCGTCCTTCATCAAGAGAACGTTATAGCGATTGTGGACGAAATGAACCCAGCGAATAAAAGAATCGCGACTGTCTAAATACGGCGTTACCGGATATTTCCCCAACATTCGGTCGAACTCTGCCGACATTTCTGGTTCGGGAATAAGCATCGAGAAATTCTGGATGAAATCATAGTATTTTTTACGCGTGACATCATTTACATGGTCGGGGTAATTTACCGCAACCGTCATCAGTACAAACCAGTAATGAGGCCCCCATATTTTCGCGTCGAGCTTAAGCATCGCTTGCTTATAATGAAACGACATAAAAACAACCATAGAACTACGATAAGCGATTTCAAAAGAATGGAGGAAAATTTTATCATAGAAGAGGATGATGTACAAAAAATAAATAATCCTAAATCTGCGTTGTCTTATCTAGAAATTAGTGTGTTGCGAAATAAAAGAACAAAAACGTCGGCATCGGCATCTGCGTCAGCGGCGGCGTCATCATCATCGGCGTCGACATCGACAGGGACAGGGACAGGGACAGGGACAGGGACAGGTACCGTCAGTGGAGATTCAAACAAGTATTTTTGTAACAATTGTAACCGAACGAATCATGTGTATAACAATTGCCGCGCACCTATTACAAGCATAGGTATAATTGCGTTTCGTTGTGGTGAATCCGGGCCGGAATTTCTTATGATACGTCGGCGTGATTCATTCGGGTTCGTCGATTTTGTTCGTGGGAAATATTCGCTAAACGACGAGGCATATATTCAGCGCATTATTGACGAGATGACAATCTCTGAAAAGGCAAATTTGTTGCGTCTTACCTTCGAACAATTATGGAGATTATTATGGGGGGAATATACGCGAGGAAGTCAGTATAAAAATGAAGAGCATATTTCGTTTGAAAAATATCGTCAGGTTCTGGGTGGAATACGAACAAAGGACGGGCGTGTAAAGACGCTTCATCAATTTATTGAAGAATCGACGACACGTTGGACCGA